ATATGATTGACCATGCTTTAAGCGATAAATGTGACTTAGAGTGTGCTGAAAATGTAAAAGATAAAATTTTAAAAACTAGACAAGCTGGTCTAGTTAAAGGCGGGGAGTACTCTATAGAAAATTTAGCGTATAAAGAGTTGAGACGTACTAAAGATATTGATAGGTTAATACAAGGCGTAATAGCTAAGAGAGATAAAGAGCTATCTTTAAACCAAGAAGCCGAAACTTTCAAGACGTTTATGTCTCAACCAGGCATGACTAGCGGTAAAGGTAGTCGCGGTCCAAGACATCAATCTCCTACGGCGGGTATGAGCAAGTTAACTAGACACGATACAAAATCGGTCAGTATTATTGCTAAGACTCACAGAGAGATGGAGACTCCTTTTCCTGAAATTGAAAACTTAAAAAAGAAACCACGTGGTAAAATATATATTATACCTCAAACCGCTCAAGCAATTGCTCGTTTTTATAGTATGAATATGGATAAGGTAAATACCGAGCCTCGCGGTCTAAGTACTAGTGGCATTGTACTCGGTTTTGATCCAATTGTAAGAAGACACTATTTAGAAAAGAAAGAAAAAGGCAAATAATGGCACTCGGACCTATAACACAACAGTCTATTCTTAATAAAAGTAGAAAAGATAAATTTCTACTCACGTTAAACCTGCCTGACGCTCTTAAAAAGATTAATATATTAAATCAAAGCGACAGAACAAATGATGGAATATATCTAGATTCTTTGCAATATTCGGTTTACGGTACAGTTGTACCTGCTACCGCAATAAATCCTGTCGATTTACCATTTTCTGGACAAACTTTAAGTGTAACTTCTAACAAAAGAGAAAAGTACCAAAATATTACTGTAAACTTTACAGTAGATAATAACTATAACAACTGGTGGGTATTGTGGAAGTGGTTGGATTATATAAACGGCGCTACAAGTAGTACTATGGATCCAGATAACCTAACACAACTACCTCAAACACCAACTCAATATACAGGCTTAGCAAATCTACAACCTTACCAAACAAGCGTAGTGGTGGAGGGGTTGGATGAATATAACAATAAGAAAATCCGTTGGACGTATAGCAAAGCCTTTATTACAAATTTAACAGGCATAGCTTATAGTTATAGAGATGCTGATCAGTTAGAGTCTTCATTTACGTTCTCGTTCAGCCAGTTGACTTCAGAATTACTGTAAAACAACAAGGTTTTCTCGCGGAAAAGCCTAAATAATAGTAAATACTACTATGGCTACTTTACGTCAAATACAATCCCCTGGTGTACAAATTAATGAAATCGATCTAAGCCAAACAACAAGCGTACCTAATGGTACTAATGTGTTTATTGCAGGTTTTGCTGCTCAAGGTCCTGCTAATGAAATTATAAGCCTTACAACAGGTAACGATTTTACTAATATTTTCGGTACACCTACTAATGCAGCCGAACGTTATTTTTATTATTCCGTACAACAACAGTTTAATGCAGGTACAAACGCTCAAGTAAGTGTTTATCGTTTACCTTATGGTGGTGGAATGGGAGATGGTTATGCAGCTAACAAATACAGTGCTTTAGTATTCCCAGTACTACCAGCTTTAACACCAAGCACAACTACAGCAGCTGCAGCTTCAACAACTACAGCATTCATGAGTGCAAGTACATATTATCTTGCAGCCCCACAACTTATTGAACTTTCTCAAGACGATTACGTAACTTTAAAACAAAACGGTATTAACTGGAGCACAACTGGTGGTGGTGCAGCTCCAACTATTAATAGTGTTGCTGATTTAACAGCAAACGGTATCGGTTTAGTAGTATTAAACGAATCTCAAACAACTATTAACGAAAAGTTTGAAGGTCTTTATTTAAATCTTGCTGATAATCTTAACTTAAACCCAACAACAGCAATGTCTGCTGTTCAAAACGTATTCAGTATTACAGCTGAACAATCATCGTTTGGTTTAACAGGTGCTAATGTTTATCAAGAGATTCCATCAAGCCGTTTAAGCTTCCAATTATCAGCTACAGCAGCAGATCCAAAGCCAAGCGTTTCACAGTTAATCGAAAACATTCCACAATACGACATTTCAAATGTAGGTGGTACAGGCTTTGATGACTTAGCGATCGTTTCTCTTATTAAAGTAAGAACATCTCCTTTCGGTAATAACCCATTACAGTTATCATATAGCTTACAAGAAGGTTATGCTACATCGTTCTATGCTAACCGTACAGTACAAGACAAAAACGGTGGTGCAGCTAAGAGCGACTTTATTGAAACAGTAATCAACAATACTTCACCTAACTTAATAGTATTCCTTAACCCTAACATTTCAAACAATATTAAATGGTTAGACAATGACGGTAATGCTGCAAAACAAGTCAGAGTATTAACTCCTTTTAATCAAACAGGCAACTATAAAGCAGCAACTAGCCTATTCCCATTAGGTGTTTATGCTCCTTCGTTAGATACAACTAACGTAAAGACAATCGGTGATGTTGGTGCAAAACTTGATAACGCTTTAAGTTTAGCTGGTAATGCAGATGTATACAATATTGACGTTGTAGTAGACGGTGGTTTATCGACTGTTGCAGCTATTGCACAAACAGGCACATTTGATGATACAGCATACGGTACAGCAGTTCAATCTGCAGTAGACAATTTAACAGAATCTGATGGTAACTATACACCAGATACTATTGTCGGTACTTGGTCTCAAATTACTCAAAAGTTTGTAGACTTTACTACATTCCAACGTAAAGATTGTATCTTTATTTCTGACCCATTACGTCAAATTTTCGTACAAGGTGCAGACTTCAAGACATTAAAAGATCCTTCAACAAACTTCTCAAGCAACATTTACTGGCCGCTACGTAACTCCTATCAAGGGGTTAATACAAGCTATGCTACAACATATGGTAACTGGGTCAAAGTTATTGATTCATTTACTTCAAAAGCTACTTGGTTGCCATTCTCTGGTTTTGCTGCAGCAATCTATACAAGTAACGATGCAGTAGCTTATCCTTGGGCAGCACCTGCTGGTGCAAATCGTGGTACCGTAACTGGTATTGTTGATATTGCAGTTAACCCAAATCAAAAGCAGCGCGATTTACTTTACAAGATTGCAATCAACCCAGTAGTAAACACTCCTGGTACTGGTTTCTCAATTCAAGGTCAAAAGACTTTATTACAGACACCGAGTGCATTTGATCGTATTAATGTTCGTCGTTTATTCCTCTTCTTAGAGAAATCAGTACTACAGACAAGCAAATCGTTCTTATTTGAACCAAACACAACGTTTACACGCAACAGATTGGTTAATACAATTAATCCAGTATTTGACTTAGCTAAGAATACTCAAGGCGTTTACGATTATTTAATTGTATGTAACGACACAAATAATACTCCAGACGTTATTGATGATAACTCGCTTGTTGTAGACATTTACATTAAGCCAGTTCGTACAGCAGAGTTCATTCTAGTTAACTTCTACTGCACGAAAACATCTCAAAACTTCCAAGAGTTATTACAATAACCTCAACATAAATATTTAATATGTCACAAACAATACAAGACTTCTACAGGGTAGCACAGCAAAGAGATTTCGCTCGTGACTACATGCTACGAGTAACTTCTCTAGGTAATAATATTTTTAACGAAGACGATTTCGTATATATTACTACAGCTACTCTACCTTCAAGAGACATTCAAAATCAAACAGCTACCTATATGGGTCTTGATTTTAACTTCCCTGGTACCGTAAAATACCCTGGTAGTAATGCTTGGACAGTTGAGTTTCGTGCTGACAAGGCTAGTCTTATCCGGCAGAAACTCGAAGCTTGGCAAAGAGGTCAAGTATTCAATGATTTAACAAGTACTGGCGACTTATCAGTAAGAGGTCCTGAAGCACTTATCACTCTTGTACAAGTTGATGATAAGTTAACAGAGATCAACAAATACAACCTATACGGAGCTTATATCCAGAAGATTGGCGATGTGAAATACGATATTACAGGTACAGGTAAGCCTTTAACATTTTCAGCTACATTAGCATATCATTACTGGACACAAGGTTAATTCCAATAAAGCTTATATTATTAAACCCGGCGTAAGTCGGGTTTTTTATTGTTCTAAGCTTAAGTATTAATATGGCCTTGCAGGACTTCATTACAGCAGCTAATACATTAGGATTTGGAAAGAAATATAACTTCCAAGTTGCTGATATTAAAGGCGCGCCAGCAGGGATAGTAATAGGTGGTTCGGTTTTATTGTACGTAGAAACTTTTACTTTACCATCAAGAAAGACGAACACTACAACAGTGCCTTATAAAGCGTTTGATTTTAATGTACCTACTAATGCAAGTTTTCCGGAATCTAGTAGATGGAGAGTAACGTTTTTTTCAGATGAAAACTTATTAATTAAAAATCTATTCGAAAAATGGAGTAATTCTCTTTACGAACCAGTTAATAACTATAGTGACTCAAGTATATATGCAAATCCTGCTAATGCAGCAGATCTGTTTAACGGGCCGTTTGGAGATTGTGAATTAACTTTAGATTTAAAAAACGATAAAGACGTAACTGTTAAAACAATTACCTTACATGGGGTATTTCCAGTACTTGTAGAAGGTATTGAATACAACGTAGGAGATAACGGAGAAACAGTAGCTAGATTACCAGTAACATTAGCATTTCAATATTTTACATAATCATGGCTGATACTACTCAAAATTTACAACAATTTTACCTAGCCGCTAGTGAGTTTGGGTTCTCAAGAGATTTTCAAGCAAGAATTGACTTAATAAAACTTAATGGTTTCGAATTTTTTCTTACAGGTAAAGCTAATGATACAGCTTATTTGTATATTAAAGAGTTTTCTTTACCCGGAACAAAAAAATCAATTGCATCAGTAAAATACAAAGGGGTAGACATAAACGCACCTAGCACAAGAGACTTTGGTAACAGTAAAAGCTGGGAAGTAACGTTTTATGTAGATACATATTTACGGGTAAGGTCTTGGCTTGAAGATAGACTTATTGAATCGGCAGCTAACACCCCTGGTACTATAAACCATATACCAAATGAAGCTAAAGACGTTGCACAAGTATCAGTATACGATGATTTGTTAAACCAAGTAATTACGTACACTATAAAGGGGTTATTTATAAAAGAATTACCTAATCAAGGTTATAATGTATCAGGTAGCGGCAAAATACAAGAAGTAAAAGTGGTCTTCGGTTATCAAACTTGGGAATCTGAAATAAAAGCACCTGTTAATGAAAACCCAGATGATAAATACCCGGGTGGTGCACCAGGTTCAAACGGGGTACCTGACGTAAAAGAAATTAAACCTTTTCAGTTATTTTCTTTAAACAATCTTTTCAGTTAAAATGATAATTTCAAACATAAGTCAATTTTTAAAATCTGTATTAGCTAGTCCTGACTTTCATATACCTATAGAGGCAAACTTTGTTGTAGGGTTTGACAATTTAGATCATATTATAGGTAATTTAAACTCTACAATACCTGATAGAATAATTAAAACCGGAGATTGGGGTATAGTTAAAGAGGGGTACGATATTTTCTTTGCAAATGGTGTTACTATACCAGGGGAAACAGTTACTTCTAGTAAAGCTGGGTTTTCTGCAGGAGGAGACGGACTGTATGGTGGTTTACTTTCAGGCCCAGTTTTAACCGGTCGTTCAAACTTAACTAATTTCGAAATAGTGTTTTTAGAAACAAGCCAGTCGTTTGCAGATCAAGTCATAAGGCCATGGATAGTTAATGCAGCTCATTACGGTCTATTTGCTAGAAAAAAAGATTCAAAACAAAATTTTAAAACAGATGTAACTGTTGCTTTTAAGAAAAACACGTCATCTAATTCTAACGACCCGGTAAATCGTAAAACTATAGTGTTTAAAGATGCTGTACCAACAAGTATAGAAGGTTATAGTGCAAGTTATGGTGGATCTAAAGT